TCCAAATAACATGTCCATTACCAGGATCTCCTGTTGTTATTGTGGTCTTTGCTTGGTAATCATAATAGTTTACTGATCCACCGTCAGCACCTGTGGCTCCTGTAGGGCCAGTCTGTCCTGTTGGACCAATATCTCCTGTAGGACCAGTAGGACCTGTATCACCAGTGACTCCTGTAGGTCCAGTTGGACCTGTGTCTCCTGTAACACCTGTAACTCCTGCGTCTCCTGTTACACCTGTTGGTCCTGTAGGACCTGTGTCTCCAGTTACGCCAGTTGCTCCTGTATCTCCAGTGACTCCTGTTGGACCTGTAGGTCCAGTATCACCTGTTACTCCTGTGGGTCCTGTAGGACCAATATCTCCTGTTACACCTGTAGGGCCAGTATCTCCTGTAACGCCAGTTGGTCCTGTTGGACCAGTGTCTCCAGTAACTCCTGTGGGACCTGTTGGTCCAGTATCACCAGTCACACCTGCATCACCAGTAACTCCAGTTGGTCCTGTAGGACCTGTGTTGCCAGTTACACCTGTAGGACCAGTGTCGCCAGTAACTCCTGCGTCTCCTGTAACTCCAGTAGGACCAGTTGGTCCAGTGTTTCCAGTTACTCCTGTTGGACCTGTAGGTCCTGTAGCACCTGTAGCACCTATACCAGTTGCTCCTGTAGGACCAGTTGGTCCTGTACTACCAGTTGCTCCTGTAGAACCTGTTGGGCCTGTTTGACCTTCTGGTCCATCAAGAACTGTTACTTGATTAGTGCTTGTATTTACTATAACTTTATTAGCAGCCATTATTGAGTCACCTGTGCAGATACTGTGATCTGTCCTTGTATTATTCTTGTAACAACTGAGCCAAGAGCGATTTCTAAATCATAAACATAAAATCCTGGATCAAGAGCCCCTGTTTGTGCGGAAGTCATAAGAATATCCATTTCTCCAGCAAGTGGTGTAATTGTAATTCCTCCATTAGAAGAGGTTAAATTTAAAGCAGAAGGATTTGGAGAAGCAGCCTGCAATCTTAATTGCATAGCAGCAGTATAACCAGTTAGGTTAATTGGATTGCCACTACTGTCTGCCCAAATAATTTGAGTAGTGTATTGAGCACCCTGGTCAATTGTGAAATTGTATATACCTGCTGTCATGTTATTCCTTCTCCGTAGCCCAGATTAAAAATCCGCCAAGTGCGATGAAACTAACAGGAGGAAAAATTAAGAATAGGCCATATGATGCTAGGGCAACTCCAACTACTTCAGTCGTTAATGACCAGTCTATGTTTGGCTTCTTTGTTTTCATGTTTCTCCTTATAGTGAATAGTATCTTGCTACAGGCTTTACTGGAACTGGCACTGTTGCACGATCATAAGAAAAGATTGCTGCTACGCAAGCGTCAATCTTCTTTTTGCTGTTTGCTTTTTGAATCATAAGTCCTCTTGATGAGGTCTTAGTCATAGAGTTTGCTACATGTCTATTTAATGCTTCGTGTCCAGAGTGTGTAAATGATCCATTCATGACTGCCTCATAAAATTTAGCAGTTGCAGGAACCATGCGTTCTGCAGTATTTGGATAAGACACTACTGGCATTCCTTCCTCATCAAACAACATAAATGTTCTTGAGTATCTTGCAGGATCAAAAACAATTTCTCTCATGCTATAGTCTGGATTTCTATAGGCATCAATAATTGTTTGTTCTACTTCTGCTACTGGAATCCACCAGTTTTGATCTGCATCATCTGGTCTTTCCCAAATTGCTAACACATCTAGGTGAGGTTTTTCTCCACCAAGGTACCAGGCAACTATAGCAGTTGAGTCTCCGTTAAAAGATCCATCAAACCCAAGTATAACATCTTCTTGTGGAATCTGCTCTCTGTTTTTCAAAGTTAATGCATCCCATGCGTCAGTAGGTATCCATGTCTGGGCACTGTCTGTCCATAGGTTAAGTCTTTTAGTTTTAAATTCAGCCTCTGGTGTCAATAGCGATGCAGACTTCATATCTTCCGCAGATAATATGTCGCCGTAAGAAGGATTTGCTAAACGCCAGTTATCTTCGTCCTTGTAATTGAGTTTTTCATCGCCCTGATACCACGCAAAAAAGAAGGAAGGATCTTCAACTTCTCCTTTTGCTAATTGTACGCCTCTTTGATACATCTGATAACACAGAGATTCTTTGCCTGATGAGTCATATTTCGTTCCAGCAGTGGTGATTGCCACAAGCATTGGCTCTAAACGAGCACCCATAGACAGAGACATTGTGTCATACAACTCTCTATTTGGCTGTGAATGTAACTCGTCAAAGGCCACAAATGTGGAGTTTAAACCTTCTTTTGTGAACGCTTCTGAGGAAAGGGCTCTGTATATTGTGCCTGTACCTGGATTATAAATAACATCTCTGAATGTTTGCAGTACCTCTGAGAGTTCTGGCTCTAGTTCAATCATTCGCTTTACCGTTTTAAAAATAATCTTAGCCTGATCTTTATCTGCAGCACAAGAATAAATCTGACCACCGTTTACGCCAAGCAATAACTGCTCTAGGACCAGAGTCGCTAAGAGTGCAGACTTGCCTGCTTTACGAGGAATCCCAATCAAAGCACGACGATGTTTTAGAAGGCCATTCTCATCTTCTGCATATAAATTAATTAGCAGTTCTTTCTGCCAGGGACGCAGGACTAATTTATCTCCTACATTTCCTGCAATTGAATCCTCAGTAATACGACATAATGTTTCAGCAAAATCTATAACATCATATCCACGACTATTAACTTTTTCAAGTGCGGAAATTGGAGAGAGGTATGTTGGAGGCCATGATTGTATTTTCTCCATGCTTATCCCTTAAATGCTAACGAGAGCCTATCCTTGTCAAAATCAATATCTATGATTTCTACTTGTAAATCATGACCAATAGTAAATTGCTCAGGAGTCCATTTGCCCATTTTAGATTGATGGATTAAACCAGATACTAAGCCAAGAGAAACAAATACTCCAAAGTTAGTAATACCTGAAACCTTGCCAGTATGTACTTGGCCTACTGCCAATTTACTAAACTGAATCTTCTTATCTTCCTTCTGATCAAACTCAACAAGTGCTTTTCGTGAGATGACGATATTGCCTTTTTCTCTATCAAACTGAATAATCTTGGCATCTACAATTTGGCCAATATAGTTAGCCAAGTCCTCTGATTTATCAACATGGAATTGTGATGCTGGCAAAAATGCTCTTAGGCCAATATCAACTATCATGCCACCCTTGACAATTCTAGTGATTTCTCCAGAGACAATCTTATCATCTGAATTCCATATGGCCTCAACTGAGTTCCATAGAATCTCAACCTCTGCCTCTTTCATAGAGAGAACATATCCTTCGTCATCTAGGCCTATTACAGTAGCCTGTAGAACCTGGCCTATTGAGACGATATCTTCAATATCAAATAGCCTCTTGGCAGATACTTCCTTCTTTGGAATATGGCCTTCGCTCTTACAGCCAATATCCAATAGGATTCCTTCACGATCAATTTGAACAACTGTTCCTGTGACAATATCGCCAACAAAGTACTCCTTCATTGATTCGTCTATTGCTTTTAGGAAGTCTTCTAAACTGCCTATGTCGTTAATTGCTACTTGGTTCATATGTTGCCCCTTGGTTGTCTATGTCTTCTTCAAAAATTACTTTTGCACGATTCTGTCTTTTTTCTAACAATTTATCAATGGATGTTGCAACTCGTACTTCTGCAACTCCTAAACGAGATCTTGAAACTGGATCAAAGCCCAGTGAGGTCAATGCATCTGTGTATGCTCTGTTAATTGCTACATAAGCCTTAGCATCAGCAGGCTCTGTTGAGACCATATATCTTTCTCTAGCAGCCTCATTAGCATCAGCCAAATGGGATGCATTTTTAATTGCCTCAATATCACTGACTGGACTAAGCCAAGTTACAGCGATTCCCCAAGCACGATTCCATAAATCTAATCCAGATTGATTAAGATTTTCTGGTGGTGTTGGTATTTCCTTAGCCATAGGCAAATGAGAAATCGTATTTAAATCAGGCAAAGGTCTTCCACCAGGGTTGCCCATTAGCCTTTTAATCTCATTAGGCTTAGGTGGCCTTCCCGCAATTGGTTGAGTCATTAGTTAGTTTTTTCCTTTTCTACGAATTCCTTTTTGCAACATCGTTGACAAAATTTGTCCAAATGTCCAAATCTGATAATATCGCTATATTATACAGAAGAG